CGTGCATCTGACTGTAGTTTGGTATAGTGATCTGCAAGTACGAATGTACCGTAAGCTACGATGTCCACTACGTCATTGACTGCAGCACCTGTGGTAAGTGTAATGCTTGTACCGTTAGTGGCAGTGAAGTCAGTACCAGCAATAAGTTTAACACCGTTGAGGTACACATCTACATAGCCAGTATCGTAGGTAGCAGCAAAGACTGTCTGACCTGCAGTGGCAGTGTAAGTATTACGATCAGATGTACCATTGACAGCGGAACCAGCAGACTGCCAACCACCAGAACCATATACGTTCATGATGTTAGTAGTACTGTTAAAGTACAAAGCACCTACAATAAGTGCATCACCATCGTTATCTACTGTAGGTGCAGTAGACTTAGCTCCAAGGTAACGGTCATCGAAGTTATCATATGATGCAGCGGCATTAGCTTCACTGGTAGCTGCAGCACTAGCTGAGTTACTTGCATTAGTTTCGCTTGTTGCTGCATTGCTTTCAGATGTAGCTGCTGCAGCGGCACTTGCACTAGCGGCAGTGGCACTACCAAGGATACCATCAACGTATGTCTTAGATGTAGCATCATTAGCATCTGTAGGAGTAGCCAAGCCAGTTACTTTGTTGGAACCCATTGCGAGGTTACCAGACATAGTATCACCAGTTTTAGTAACCTGCAGTCCATCTTGTGTATCTACATAAGCTTTAGTTGCTACGTCCTGTGCCGCTGTAGGATCACCTGCACCAGTAATCTTATTAGTGGACATGGCAATAGCACCAGTCATTGTACCACCAGCCAGAGGAAGCTTAGTGGCAATGCTGTCAGTTACTGTAGTGCTAAAGTCTGCGTCATCACCTAATGCTGCAGCAAGCTCATTAAGAGTATCAAGTGTACCCGGTGCTGAATCTACAAGGTTGGCTACCTGTGTATCTACATAACCTTTAGTGGCTGCATCATTAGTATTAGTAGGTGAGGTAAGGTTAGTGATGGTAGCGGTAGTACCAGCATTCATGTTCAACGTACCGTCAATAGTCACGTTGTTAAATGTTGATGTACCTGCAGAGGTTACGTTACCTGTCAGATCACCTGTAACATTCCCAGTGATTGCACCTGTTACGTTACCAGTGACGTTACCCGTTACATTACCTGTGAGATTACCTGTGAGTCCACCAGAGGCTGATACAGTAGTGAAAGCACCAGAAGATGCACTAGAGGCACCAATAGCTGTACCGTCAATAGAACCGCCGTTAATGTCTACTGTAGCAAAAGTACCCTGACCAGATGTAGACAAAGTAGTGAAGCTACCAGCGGCAGTACCTACAGCACCGATTACAGTACCGTCAATGTTACCACCGTTAATGTCTACAGTATTAAGTGTAGCTTGGCCTGTAGATTGAAGTGTAGTGAACTTACCTGTTGTATGGCTAGTAGCACCGATAGTAGCACCATCAATAGTACCACCGTTAATATCGGCAGTAGCTGCAGTCAAGCTTGTGTTAGCGTTAAGTGTTGTGAATGTACCAGCGGCAGGTGTTGCACTACCAATTACAGAGTTATCAATAGTACCGGAGTTAATGTCACCGGATGTAATAACTGTAGTACCTGTGGCAGCAAGGTCAACAGCATCAATATCTGCAAAGGTAGATGTACCTGTAGAAGTAACATCACCAGTCAAGTCACCAGTAATGTCGCCTGTAACATTACCTGTCAAGTTACCTGTGATGTTAGCTACGACACCTGCAGGGGCAGTAATAACACCAGTTACATTCAGTGTACCTGCTACTGTAGCATTTTCATGAACAGCTAGGGTATCAATATAGCCAATACCGTCAATGTACAAGTCTTTAAACTCAGCGCCTGTAGCACCAAGGTCAATGTCATTATCTGTAATAGGGCGAATAACACCGTCACGTACACTAATCTGTTGTACTGGAACACCGGATACTTCAACGTAGAAGTCTACAGTGTTAGCACCTGTATTTACCTGTACTTTATTATTAGCGTCAAGGTCAGCAATAAGGGGAACATACTCACCCTCACCTGTTGTACCGTCATGCTTGTGACCACCAGATGCAGCAAAGGCATCACGTAGAGCATTATACTCTGCGTTAATGGGAGCAGCACGTACCGTTGCTGTAGGGATGATGTCTGCTGTAGATTGTCTTGTGTAACCTGCCACGGTTTATCTCCTGTCTGCTGTACCATATGTAATGGTAATAGCTTGAATAGTATGACTTGCACTCTGGTTATTAGTAACGTAACTAATTGAAACAGAGTTACCTGAGCCAGACACATTAGTTAGTTTTTTAGGTGAGGGGTTACCATCGTATATGTCACCAGCGTCATAAATTGCAGTACCATACAGTGCTGCTGCACCTTCTGTAGAGAAGTCATATGTGTTGGGGTTGTTAGTGTTTACGTCATCGTAGTCGTATGACACACCTACAAATACTTCCGTTGTACCTTCTGACCTCAAGTAAGTATTTACACTGTAAATATTTTTACGTATATCTGGGTCTTCCATGTAGAAGTAAGGGGTTTGATACAAGCTAAAAATGTCTTCACCTGCAAAGGATTGACCACGTTCTTGACGATAAACTTTACCTGAACCGTCTCCATGTATTACATGTTCAAACTGTCCTATGTAACCAGATGCAACGCAGTTAGCTTCAATACCAATAAGCTGACTGTACTCAAATATACTTTGTTTGTTAGCTGATTTACGTATAGCTCCAATAAGAGACAAGGAACTTTCATTCTTAAAAAAGAATCTAAACTGTGACTTCTTACGAATAACTGCAATACTAACATCCGTAATAAGTTCAGACAAATAGTAATTGTCAAAGATGTCTTGAATTTCTTTAGATACAGGAGCAAGTTCAACATCACCAATACGATCAGTACCAGAAATAGGGCGAATACCATCTGGCCCAAGGAATAATAGGTCACCACCAAATTCTACCACAGAATCAGGTGCAACACAACCCAAGTTAGATGTTACACTTTGTAATGTAAAGTTAGAAGTATTATTACCTACTAACTTTTTAATATTATTAGCACCAAAAATAAACAATTCATTACGGAACTTTTTTATGGCGGTAATAGAGTAACCTACGTTAATAACACCTGAACCATTAGCAGGACTAAAGTCTGTAGAATCTAACGGTGCACTAAAGTACAAGTTGTAAGGGTCTGTAGTGTCACCAGCTAAGAAAATATGTGAAGCAAACTCTTCAGCAAACTTAGGACTATTAGGTGCATTAGCATGTGTAATCTGTGTATAAGTAGTACCGTCATATGTAGATGCAGGGTTGTGACCATCGGTAAGTAACATTACCTCGCCTGACCAATTATAGTTCACAAACCTAATACGACTTACGTTTGTCATGTCAGGTGAGCCAGTGGTAGTTACTGCATCCCATGCACTTGTAGTAGCATTCCATTTGTGTAGATAGTTATACCCAGAAATAGGTTTTCTGCAAGCAAAAATACCATCGTGTATGTTACCATTTACATTAACACCTAGTACAGCACCTGTACCTGTAACAGTTCCGTAATCATTTTGAAACCCACTAATACGGCGATAACCACCAGACAATGCAGGTTCATAATTAATCATACGAATTGCACTACCGCTGAGTGCCGCCGCCTGTGTTAAAGGGTCTACGTTAGTAACTAACCCACCCGCACAAACTGTAACGTGTGTACTAAGCCTATCCATTTAGAAGCCACTTTTTTGTGTACTACCAAAACCGGAGCTTTGTGTAAGTGCGGTAGAGTATAGCTGTGTTGGGCTATCAACTACAAGTCGGCGCATTGCCTTAATACCAAGATTAAATTTTTGTTGGTGCATAGCTGCAGACTGTTCATTAGAACGGAAACGCATCATGTACATCATTGCACCATCAATTATAACATGTTTAAAACGTGTGGGTATTACACATACATCATCTGCAATAATTAAATCTTCAGGGTATTTCCAATAATGGTACTCTACAGTATACGTTTTATCGGGTACTGGTGTAATACCAAATTTATCTTCTTGAGTTTTATATACGTGTGTAGGTTTAGTGTAACCACTAACACCACTGCTATCATCTTTTGGACGATACATACGTAAGTACATTTCATATGTTACTGCAGGTAGTACGGCAGGTTCAGAACCCTCAAAAGGTTTAAGGTAAAAAGTTTCCCAATCTGCCTTTGAATAGTTATCTGGGAAATCATAAGACCCGACACCCGCAGTTAATACTTGGTTATACGTGACTAGTGTAAAAGGCCACTCTTGTGCCTCTTGCAGTATCTCACGTACCGCAGAGTTAATAGCGTCTTTAGCTGTAGCTTGAACATTACGAACACTATCAAAATCAGAAACATTGATAGTTACTTCGTTTAATCTACGAAGCAGTTCATTTACAAGTGTAATGTATGTAGCCATTAGGTATGCGCCAATCTATAAATACAGGTAAGGGGCCAGCGTTAAGCCAGCCCCCACACTTTAGTTTGTTTAAGCCAAGTTGTACTTAGCTGTGACAAGACCTTCAGGACGCAAGATTTTGCGCCCATAGAGATGCATACCACGAACAATGTCAGCAAAGCTGTCTGGGTCACGATATGTTTCTGTCTTGTTGATCTGCTCGGCAGTTGCAACGGAAGAGTCATGACCAGCTACGATAACACCGTAGTTAGTTGACTGTGCTGCAGTACCTGTAGTAGATGCACCAGTACCGACAGATGGCAAGTTGTTTGAAACATGTACACGGAAACCGTGGAAGTTGTTCAACACCAGACCATTTTGCAGGCCGTTACCACCGAAGTCTGCATTAAGAAGACGTGAATCTTCGTCACGGAGGACTTCCATCATCACGGGATCAACAACGATCCAGCGACCTTGGGTAGGTACGTTTTGTGCATCAAGCAAACGTGCCATACGTGCAACCAGCATTGCTGGGGATACGTAAGCAGTTGGCAGTGCAGTCGCACCGGGCAAACGAGCAGCAACAGGGATAGAGTCCCCAGCTACACCTGCAGTAGTGATGTTGCCAAAGCTAGGACGGGAAAGCTTGTTAGCTGCAAGCAGTTCATCTGTGCCTGCAGTTGCGTCAGCTTTAGTGCCGTTAACTTGGTCATTCACTGTATCGGCATTGTCATGCAATGCAGACTGTTTGAAACCAGCCAAGTAGCCAAGAACTTCTTGGTCATGTTGGTCAGCCAAACGGAAGGCGGCACGATCAGATGCAAGAGTTTGGAAATTGATGTGGCTATGAGCCTCTTCAATATCGTCAACTTTAAAAGCAAAATAGTTAGCTTTATCAACAACTAACGAGAAATCGTTATCTGTCAAGTCTTGCTGAGTGATGGTTGTACCACGAAGATACGCAGAGACTGAAATTTCAGGCTCTTTAATAATCTTCACAGTGTCTCCCATGTTGGCGATCTCGCCAAAATAATCGTTGTTAGTGATTGCGTCAACAATAGATGCTTTGCGGAATGCAAGTTGCACCTGTTTGCTGTAAATTACTGGCGAGAAGTTACCTGAGTTCAGGTTTGTGTAGCCAGATGCTTTTCCGAATGCCATAATAATTCTCCTTTAGCATTTAGATTACAGATGCAAACTATTACTCAATTATGCGAAGGCTATGTACTCTTAGGGTGCGTTCTTTAGAAAGTTGGCCGACCTTCTATTAAACGGGCCATGAGACATTAGGTTGTCCGAAAGATATTAGTATTGTTTGCTAGGGTATTAATAGTGCCGGGTAACCGTAGTTGATACCTAGCGGGGCCGACACTATTACATTGTACATATAGTTATATCACATATAACTAAGATGTCAATAGGTTTATCGGGCATTTCCCGACATATCGTAAACAAACTTTCCAGTACGGATAGATTCCATAATTTCATCAGAAAGTTTTTCGTATTGAGAAGCTGACATTTTACTTACTTGTGACTCACTAAAGACGCCAACTTTACTTTCAGTATCAGGTGCGCTACGTCCACTACGACTGCCTACTGAACGGGCTGCATCACTACTACGTGAGGCTTTATTAGTTTTAATACCCATATCAGCTTTGTACAAGTCAATTGCACGAGAGGCTGCACGTGAGTCATTGTCATTTTCGTATAGTGCATCTTGTACCCACTTAGGCTGTTCATCAACCCAATCATGGAAGGCATCATCATTACGAATTTCTGTAAAGTCAGGATGTGCTTTAAGTAGTTCAGCTTCTGCACGTTCACGAGAAGCTTCAGCTTTCATTGCGTCAATTTCTTTTACACGTTCTTCTAAACCTGAAGCTTGTTCACGTGCTTTTTTAATAGCAATAGTTTCTACAATAGCCGCTACATCTGGATACTGCGTAGCCCAAGCTTCAATGTCATCGTCTGACTTAGGCAGTTTAATTTCTTGCTTAGTAGCTTGCTCAAGTTGAGATTGTAGTTTAGAAAACTTACTGTCCCACTCTTTTTCTTTATCTTGCATATGGCGGCGTAAATCACCATAACGCTTTTTAAAACTTTTCTCTTCTGCATTTGCAGGTACTTCATCTGCCTCTGCAACTTTTTCTGGTTCTTCACCATTTTGTTCCGCAATAAGTCGGTCAAGCTCTTCTTCTTCAAACTTACGCTTATCGTCATTGGAATATTTGCGACTAGCAAAAGCTACAGTCTTTGGTGATTCCATTTCACCAGCCATAATAGTATCATTCATTTTTCAGTTCTTTCATACTGGGGCCACCGTAGCCTATGTTGGTAGGGGGATGAGTAGCCAGTCAAATATAGCGAATTACTTACGTGCCGCTAAACCACGTT